TACCAGCCATGACAATCCCTCCTTCTAGCCGAATAAGATCATATGTTTGGTCAAACGGCCGAGCATGGTTCATCCGGATCCATTTCTGCGGGGATGGTCAACTGCTCCGCCCCAAACCCGCAACCCGGGCACCGGTATTTATTCGTGTCCACTTGTTCCATGTCTCGACCACACTCGATACAAACGAGGATCATCCGGTCCGCTCCGGGGCAACCTCCTGGAGTTCAACCTCCACCCGAGGTTCATGCCTATCAATTGCGAAATCATGTGTGATCCGTCTAATATGCTTCCACCCATCATTACCGATGACCCCTGCCTCCTTAAGGCCATCCAAGATGAATTTCTGCCCTGCCATTATGTTGTCTTTGTCGGTTCTACGGTCTCTCCGATACCAAGTGATTGAAATGTCCACTCTCTGACACTCTGGAAGACGTCTCGCGACTAGGGCAACAAGCAGCGTGTTATCCTGCTTCATTTTTCTGTAACCGTTCCAGTGCGTCTTTGCCGCGTCGATGATTTGATTCATCGTCGGTAGTTCGCCGGGAATAACGATTTTCATAGGGCATTCCCTCCCTTTTTTCATCGCCCAGCAGCATGTACACCTCGCCGATCTGCCGTCCATCGTCGTCATAGATTAGATCCCAAGGAGCATCCTGAAAAAATGGATCCACACGCTTTCCCTTACTGCGCACGCTTGCCGCCCCCGATCGTGAGCGTTGTCTCGAATTCCTTCATGCCCTCCTTGATTTCGGCCGGTGGTGTTGCAGGGAATTTCTCCAGCAGTTCGGGGAGGTCCGGCCAGCGCCCGGCGCGCATGTAGACGTGCCTCATGTACTCGTAGACGCTCCATTTACTCCACGGCCCGCTCATGCGCCCCACCGGAGCCGCCTAACCTGCCCCTTTTCCTTGCTCACTATCACCAGTTGACTACCATCATCCCGTTCTACCAGCCAGCTATCAGGTTTAAGTTTTTGCCTAGCCATTTCGATCTTTTGCTTACGTGTCGGCTTTTTAAGTTGCACCCCTGTCTCCTCCCCTCACGCCCAGCGGCGTTTATCAATATCTGGCACTTGTTGATTCGGCGGCTGCGACCCCGGATCGCTATGTCCGCGTTCGTAATTGACGAACTTGTTGTAGTTTTTCAGGAATACCAGCTCCACGGTACCAACCGGGCCGTTCCGCTGCTTTGCGATGATGATCTCGATGATGTTCTTCTTCTCGGTTTCTGCGTTGTAGTAATCGTCCCGGTACAAGAAAGCCACAATGTCGGCGTCCTGCTCGATCGCACCGGACTCCCGGAGGTCAGACATCATCGGGCGCTTGTCCTGCCGCTGCTCGACGTTGCGGCTCAGCTGGGACAAGGCAATCACCGGAACATCCAGCTCCCTGGCAAGGTGTTTCAGCGTTCGTGATATCTCCGACACTTCCTGCTGGCGGTTCTCCGCCCCCCGGCCACGGCCTGTGCTGGCGATCAGCTGCAGGTAATCAATAACGATTAGCCCGAGCCCTTGCTGTTTCTTTAGCCGCCGGCATTTGGCGCGTATTTCATGAACCGTAATGCCTGGCGTATCGTCAATTAAGATGTTGGCCGCCCCGAGCACCCCCGCGGCTACCGAAAGCTTCGCCCAGTCGTTCTCGGCCATGTCACCGATGCGGAGCCGGCTCGCCTCGATGTTGCCCTCCGCGCTTACCATTCTGGCCACAAGCTGCGGCGCCGACATCTCCAGGCTGAAAATCGCTACTGGGTCATTACTCCTTACAGCTACGTTTTGAGCGATATTCAAGGCAAACGCCGTCTTCCCGACGGACGGCCGGGCCGCGACGATGATGAGATCGCTCTTTTGAAGGCCGCCAAGCATTTTGTCCAGATCGGTAAATCCCGTCTGGATCCCCGTGACCACCCCGCTCTTGTGCGCCTCCGCTTTGATCTCCGTCGTTTCAATCACTTCAACAATGACATCATCGATTCGTTTGAAATCTTGCGGTGGCGCGGCCTGGTCCGTCAGCTTAGCTGTGGCAGCCTGCATCTCCGATAAGAGTGCCTGAACGTCTTCCCCTGACGATGCAGCAGCAATCTGCGTCTGAGCGGTGTGAATGATCTCCCGAAGCAGGTGTTTGTTTTTTACCGCGGAAACGTAACTCTCGATGTTTTCTGCCGTCGGGACCGAGTGCGCCAGCCGAGATAAGTAGGTCACGCCGCCGATATCCTCCAGCTCGCCGTTGTCCTTCAGTCGTGAGGTCAATGTCACCAGATCGATGGGATCACCGTCGTTGGCGAGCTCCAGCATTCGTCTGAAGATGATTTGGTGCCCGGCGTGATAAAAGACTTCCGGCTGTAAGCCGTCCACGTGCTCAATCACTTCCGGCTTGATGAGTACAGCCCCGAGAACTGAGCATTCAGCCGCCAGATCGTGAGGTAGGTCAGTTAATCGGTCGGCCCAGTTTTGCATATACGGCCTCCTTCCACCCCGGCGGAGGTGGGCAAGCGTTCTTCGCGGCCTCTTCCCGCGCCGCAAAATATTCGTATGTCGCCGCCTTCAACCGGTCCCGTTCGATCTGCTCACCTAGTCTCCCACGAATGTGCGGTATTCCTGGCGTTACAGTCTCCGTTTTGATGTGCTGATGAATATTCTGCCAGGCCATATCAGTCGGGAAGTCTTTGAGATATTGCTCATGGTCTTCTTTGATTTTTTCAACGGATGCGTCAAAGAACGGATAGTGCTTTTTTATATGCTTGTATAGCTCAGCAACTTCAATGAGCTTCACGTCTTCGTTCCTCCTCGATAAATCGATCAACTTCATCGATCTGCTCCTGTTGTTTGGATCTTCGGCCCCGCTGTGGAGAGGGTCCAAGGGCGACCGGGCGGTTCGGCCACGCGCCATCGGTTATGGATTCATCCACCTGCGATTTGCTCCACTCGTCGAAGCAGCGAGGGATGCAATAGGCCATGTTGCGAATCTTGTCCCAACCGTGCTTGGGCTTGTACTCTGCAAACGACTTGTCAATGCTCCGCTTAACTATGTCCAGCGGTATCCCCGTAGCAACCATCTTCTTGATCTCTTCGAAGTCTGCGACGCTGACATTCAGACCTTGGCCTCGCCTCATGCAGAAATAATCCTCAACCTCTCGAGCAAGTTTCAAGATGGTTTCTGGGTCAGTAATAACAGCAGCATTGTTTATCTCTGTAATATCTTTATTAGATCGGAAGTTTTCTTCCGGGTGATCGGAAGATTCCTGCCGATCTCTATTGGTCAGATCGGAAGAATGTTGCCGATCTCCTTCGGTAGAGTGGAAGTTTTCTTCCGGTCTGTTTTTGAATTTTTTGGAGTTCCGGACCGAAAAAATGAGTCCGTATGGCGCCCTGGTGACTTTTATGTACTGGTTTTCTTCGAGCGTTTTAATCCATGACCGGATCGTCCGGTCCGATACCCCAAACTCATCTTCCAATTCGCTAATCTTGACCGGCTTGTTCCCGAGGACGATCCCCCAGACTGTTCCGTCCTTTTCCTTCTCGGATGTCGTGGAGCTGATGCACCAAAGGAACAGCCAGATCGCTGAACCTATTTTTTTGTAATGTCTATGTTCCAAGATTCCTGAATACATCGGAAAAGGATAACTGCCTTCGGGCATTCGCTCATCCCCTAAACTGGCTTTCTATCATCTCGCAGATAAACGATGGGGTATTTGGCTCGCACCACAGTCCATCCCGGGTAAGCGCGGGCAAAGTAAGCCTTCGTCTCCCGTTGGAACGCTTCCGGATCCGACTTCATGAGCCGCCAAATTCGATTCCCCATCATGCTCTGGAGAAGGTTTTTCTGGTCGTCGATCATCGTTTCGCCACCATCACCATCTTGCCGGTGATCTCCTGAATCTCACGCTTAAACCTCTCGGCGTCTGAGTTGCCATCAGATAGATGGAGTAGCCAGATCTCTTCGACCTTGCTGATGTCGTTGGCCTTTAAAAAGCCTTTGACGTGCTCAAGACCGAAGTGAGACCGTAAGATCCGCTTCTTCTGTGCTGGATGCAATTGCCCAGCAGCCACGCGCTGATTCACGATATCAAGCGAGTAATTGCATTCCACCATGATGTGCGTCAAGCCAGCAAAGCGGTAACGGCAATAGTAGGTGTCCGTCAGGAATACCAGTTTGTCGCCAGCTGTGTTAGTCAATAGGAAGCCCAGTGGCTCCTCAACGTCGTGCTGGATATCAAACGGGAGAATCGACCAGGTGCCAATCGTGACCGGCTGCAGCGCCTTGATGATCTTCAGCCTGTGGCCGGCGAGCTGCCGGGCATCGGCGGTGCCTTGGCTGCAGTAAATGTTAATCCCGGCCCGCATGAGGTCCGGAGCTGCCTTGCTATGGTCAAGGTGTTCATGGGTGATCAGGCAGCCGTCAATGTCCTGCAGGCGAAAGTTCAAGGCCCGTTGTAGCTGCTTATAAGGGAAACCGGCCTCCAGCAGGAGAGCGGTGTGACCGTCCGTGATCCGGTAGGCGTTGCCCGCACTGCTGGAGCCAAGGCATTGGATATCGATCATTAGAAATCCGGCCCTTCGGTACCGGTCGGAGGAATATCTTCATCTCCGATCTCAAAATTCAATTCGCCCTGACCGACCAACTCCTCATCAGGTTTGGTCGGTTCTGGCTCCGGTTCAGAAGATGCAGGAGGCGTAATGTCGATGACCTTCTTGTTGGCATTGGCGTTGATTTCACGCTCAACCTCTGCCTCCGCAAAGTCGCTTTCCATCTGTTTCAGCCGTAGGTAGTCGTCGTCGATCTTTTGGCTGTCGATAGTGATGTCGTTAAATGCTGCCCGGTACACAGTCTTCCAACACATTTTCTCGTACCAGCCGTCAACTTTTTCGGTCCCTACTTTCTTACCGCTCTCCCACTTGTCCTTTTCTCCTCCCCAAAACTCGGGGCTGGCATGATCGGGCTTCCGCTTTTCGATCTCTTTGATCGTCATCATCACCAGTTTGTTTTTTTCAGGTGTCTTCGTGTACGAGTGAAAGTAGAAGCCGCCAAGTATCGTTCCGCGATCAAACGGGTTTCTGATCTCAAATTCGTACCCTTCGTATGGATGATTTGCATCCTTTTTGATTGGAACGAAGTAATCATTGGAGTAAACCAGTTCAACCGTTACATGATCCGGAACATCCAGACCATATTTGACTGCTTTAAGTTCAAGCCCCCGATATCCCTCGATAAAAACAATGTCGTATTTGCCGGTATTGTTGTTTTTGAAGGGAATCAAGTTGATGTGGTTCGGCTGTGAAGGATCAAACCCGATTCTCGCGCAGGCCACTACATCTCTGGCCAACTTGTCCATATTCACATTCGCCCAGGTCACCGGCAGTGGGTCGCGGTACTTCTCCGATTTCTTCATACGCTTCTCTTCAGCAGCCTTTAATACCGCATCTAGCGCGATAAAGTAATTCTGGGCCAGTCGCTTCTGGAAATTTGTCAATGCAACTTCACCAACACTGGAGCCAAACTCGGCAATAACCTTGGTCATAAAGCGCTCTGATTGCGTCGGTTCCTTCTTGGCAAGCGCTCCTTGATTTTGGGTTGTCAATCAAATCGCCTCCTGATAGGTGTCATTTTGGGTTACAATTCGGAGTTTTTTATCAGGCTCAGAAACGATCAACCGGATCACTTGGGCATCCGTGTCGATCAGTTGTGTTACAGCTTCGGCATTGTCAATAAAGATTGGGGCTGTAAATCCGTAGTGCTCCGAGAGTGTGTTAATGATGTCCATACCCACGTTGATCCGCGCCGCATTGTTAAGCCCTCCGTCGTACGGAACTCCGTTGTAAAGCGTGTCGCAGACTTCATTCAAGCCACCGTCGATTTGTTCCTTAAACAACCGGAAACGAGCATACTTAAATTTGGAATTGATTTTAGAGTCCAGCAGAGCCACCTTAGATCGAGTGAACTCTTCCGTCAGGAAAAGTTCCTCCTGCAGGCGTTCGTATTCAGCTGCAAGACTTTTCTCCTGTGCTTCGAGCTGCGCGATACGCTTCTCCGCGTTTTTGTAGGCATCCAGCTTAAATCTGTCTCGTTCCAGATCACGGAGTCGATTCTCCAGCCCGGAAAGTTCTTCCGACAAACGAGATACTTCCCCTTGAGCAGATTCCTTGAGCCGAGCGATTTCGTCCTGAATCGATGCTTTCTCGCGCAGAAGTTCTTGGTACCCGGGATCAGATTTCGGGTCCTGAATGCCTGACCGGAGCTGATCAAGCTCTTGCTCGGCAGCGGCCAGTTTGCTTTGAAAATCGGCCAGTTGATCGTTAAGCCCTTCAATTTCTTGACTCAGCCGCTCATTTTCGGATTGCAGACGTACAGTCTCTTCTTTAGCTGCCTTGCCTCGGATGTTGATTTGTTCAAGCCGCTGGGCTTTATCCCGATTGAACGCAGCCTCTGCCTTCGCGTGAGCTTCTTGGATTTGCTCTGCCGGAAGAGTTTGGCCGCAGGCTGGACAGTAATCGTCATGGTGATGTCCTTCAAATACCTTGCTGTTTACTTCCGTCCATTCGGCGCGGAGTCGTTCCGCCTCACGAGTCTTCAAATCGATGTTCTGTTCATTCTGCTTGATCTGATACCGTTTGTTATCAATTTGCCGACGTAGCGAGTCATAATCCTTTTGAATTAAGCTAACCTCGTTACGCTTGGATGCTACTTGATCAAGGACCGCCGACTGCAGCCGGCTTTGAATAGCCAGAAGTTCACTCTCAATCTCCCGGATCCTCTTCTCCTTCACAGCCGTCTCGCCGCCGTGCTGGATGCGAAGCATTTCTTCTTCCTTCGTCTTGATGGTGGACCGGAGTTGGGCGATCTGATCATCTAGCAGATTCTCATCCAAACCAGTAATATCAGGCTGGCTCCGCTGGGCTTCGTCGATCCGATCGGGAATGCGTTCAATCTCCTTGTTGATTTCTTTGCAGCGATTTTTAACAAATTCCTTATGTTTCTCAATATCGCGTTCGCCCAGGATTGCCGGAAGCCGATTAAGTTTCGAATTGGAATGGATGACTTCGGCATCCGTTACATCGCCGCAGATTTCGAGCAATACCTTCCGACGCTCTTCCTTTTTAAGCTGTTCGTTAAAAAACGATGGACTGGTCAGTAGGCGGAAAAGGTCTTCTTTAATGATGGAATCCACTTCCGCTTGGTACTCGGATTGTTTCACGGGCACACCGTCAATGAAGTAATCCGTCGTGTGCCCTTCGAAGGAATCTGTAACAGATCCGCGCTTCTTGGTCCACTTCTCCGAGTAAACCCGCCGGAATGTCCGGCGGCGGCCATTGACCAAAAGGTCTGCTTCCACTTCATGCTCCAGCTTGTGACGCTTTACCTTCCCTGTGGAATCCAACTCCTTAATTTCGAATTTTTGCTCCGATCGATTCGCGCTGTCCTTACCAAATAGCAGCCAAGTAAATGCGTCGAAAATGGTTGTTTTACCCGTCCCGTTATCCCCGTAAACTTCGACATTTCCGCCATACGTAGTAAGGACAAACTCCCTGAAACCTTTGAAATTTCGGAGCGTCAAGCGCTCCAAGACGATTTGGTTCAAGCTATTTCCTCCTCTATCGATTGATTGATTTCATGATTTAAAATGGCTTGTTGGTCTGGCGTCTCCGGATAACGGATGCCATCTAGATAAGTCCGTAGGGCATATTCGATCTCGGCGAGTTGATCGTCATTCGCTTCGATTTCTACGGCTCCATGAACCCCCTTGATCAGTAGTACCGCCGGTGTATAAGTCATCCTTGGTTGTACCTTTGTTTCAAGGGAACCTCCAGTAACATCCAAACGGATCTCGGCATCCAAGTTGATCCCTCCTCTTGTCGGTTTCGCCCCGATCTGCTACGATTAGGGCAAGGAAAATAATTAAGTACCAGACACGACCCGTTGCCGCGGGTCGTTTTCTTTTTCATCGTGGACAGCAATTGTTCTCCAATCCACAATGACCGGGCAGTTCTCGATGCTTGCGATAATGTCACCATTCTCGTCATAGACCAAATACTCAGAATGGATACCATTTTCGAATTCATAGCCAACCTGCTTGATCTCGATAACCTCCCGGCCATCAATCTCTGTTCCAACTTCAAAGACCCGCGTTGGATTGCTTACCACCGTCAGTCGATGAATCACCTGCATGGATTTTCCTCCCTTCTACCGGTAATTGTGCAGCCATATTTCTTTCCTTCGCGTGGCTACGGCGCGAGCCGGTTCAGGCTTTTTGTAGAGGGAAAACAGCACCGGAAACGCGAAACCCCCACATTAGAACAAGGTGGGCAAGGATTTGCACCTTGCATGACGATATCGCCCGGGCGTGTATCAGCTATCATCGTCATCTGCGTGGGCCTTCCACCCACGGCTTCCCCCGGCACGTTGCGTCTACCTATTCCGCCACCACCTTGGATGCGTCAGCCGCATCTCCCGACGCCGAACGGAGAAAGGTTATGAAAACCGTCCGACGCCGGGAGACGGGGCCGAAGCCCTGTCTATTCTTTGCTATCCAAACTCTTCTCCAGCCGCCCATTCAGATACGCCGTCTTGATCAGGTGAGCGACCGTCCCGCTCGTTTCCTTCTCCCAGGTGTTGAGCCACTCAATAATCCGCTGCTCCTTGTCCGTCAATTTGCGGCCAATCAGGCGTTCAATGTTACCCTGGTTGATCACACCGTTTCCTCCTTGCGTTTCCGGCGTTCATCAGATAAAATAGACGACAAGAGAGAGTTTAGACGAGTTCTCAACCAAAGCGTCCGGCCTGCCCGCCGGGCGTTTTTCATTTTTTGTTCGCTTTCTGCAAAACGAATCATGGTGTTTAGATAGGTGATACCATCAACAAGCTTTGCTGGATGGACCATCCGATCCGGTTCCCGAACGATCATCTGCAGGTTGTGAGTTGCAGCTTGTCCAGCTTTGCGCGCTTCCGCTGCTAAAACCGCTCTGTTCATCCTTATCCCTCATTTCATATATTTTTTGGCTCTCAGTTCAGCACGGTGCTCTTTCCAAATCCCAAACCAGCTAAAGGTATATTCCTTGCAAAGCACCGCTACATGGTTTGTAAGTGCCGTAATCGCTTCGACGCACTCGGTAATCATGGCCTTCATCCGTTCTCGATCTGCGGCGGTAAGCTGTTCACGTTTTTTTGATATCGGAGCAATTTTCATCGCTTCCAGCGCTTCTTCAATCTCCTCGATTGATTTGAAGTGCGTAGCGGCTCTATGTAAGTCAGCGTTGTCCAGATAAGGAACGCTGGCACCATCGGTCACTTCCTCTTGTGCCGCTAAGAACAGCCGCGGATCGTCAAACGTTTTAGCCGCCTGCCGGATTAACCCCTTCGGAGCTTGTCGTTTCCCAGATTCGACCTTAGCGATCGATGACCGATCGATCAGGACTTGCTCGGCAAATTCCTCTTGCGTCATTCCTTGCTCTTTCCGGTACTCCTGAATCACGTTTCCTATCGACAATTTTCTCACCCCCCTCTGTCCGAAAGCATCAGACGGACCGGACAAGTTAAGCACATTGGAGGGGGCAAAATGGACAATTTGGCTCATAAACCCCGTAGAATTGTGACAATGATTTCAAGTACTATGAAGTTGTGAGCAAACTTCCCCTTCCTTCATCCCCTCA